AACCAGAAACCAATACAAGCGAATTAAGAACTCCAGTAGAGTTTTATAACTCAAAAGTACTTGAAGGATTAGATGGCAGAGATGTGAGTTTTGAGAAAGTGTTTTATACATTCGCAAAAATCTACTCACCTAGCTTAAAGGATATCGAAATTTCAACAGGAAAATCGATGACTGCAAAGATGACCTTAAAAATAAGAGATCCCTTAACAAGCTATCAACCTGATAATAAGCATTTCGTACAAGTGAATGATCACCGATTAGAAAATAAAAAATGGCAGATCATTGACGTTCGTCCTGATTATGACAACCGTGATTATTTAATTGTTGTTATTGGTGGATCAAATGACTAGTGGTGCCACATTAAGAGGCTTCGATGAAGTCATCCGGAATTTAGAAGCAAAGCTTGGCGATGCGAAAGTGAGAAGGTCTGCGAATAGAGCTTTGAAAGGCGCAGCAACTGAAACACTCGAAGACTTTCAAGTCGCTCTAGAAGTTTTTAGAAAGACTGGAGAAACAATCGAAAGCGCAACAGTCGGAAATGTAACGGGTGCTTTTGAAGGAGTGCCAATGGTTAAGCTTGGTTTTGGCGCTGGATCACGTTGGCGGTTGGAGCATTTGAACGAATTTGGATATGCCAAAAAGGCTCATCCAAGAGGATTTGGTGTTATCCGAAGATTTTCAGAAGCCAACAAAGAAAAATTTAAATATAGGCTAGCAACTAAATTGAAAGGAGAAGGGCTTGGATGATTAAAGACAAGATGTCAGAAATATATGATGCTCTGATGAGCGATGAGGAACTTTCTCAAATCACTATCAAATCATTTGAGCGTCCTGAAACCTTACCAACAAATCAGACGAGTATTGTTATTATCCCACTAGGGCCACCTATCCAAAGTGACCAGGGAAGTAATACAAGCTTTTCAAAAACATTTCTTTATCAAATCAACGTTGAATCGATTAACCGAATTGAATGCAAAAAATTGCAAGGGCTAGTCGAAAAGGTGATGGAATCGCAAGGATTCTACCAAATTGCTGGGGGTCTAGATGAATGGATCCCTGAAATCAAACGCTATGCAGATGCTAGGACCTATAAAGGAAAGAGCAGACTGTATGACGATTATTAGAAAGGAAATTTAATATGACACAACAAAAACAAGGTACAGCGACAGTCGGTTTTAAAAGCTTGACAGTTCGCATTTTGGATGGGAACCAGAATCCAACTGAGGGAGACAACCTCTTTATCATCCAAGGTAAAAAAGGGGAAGGTGCCACTCAAACAGCTAAGATCTCTGGTCTTGCTGCTGATGCTATCAAATCATTCGGAAGCAACATTGCTTACCACGTAAACAATCGTGGGGTTGGAGATGTTAAGGTAGATCTCGGGCTCTTGGATATTCCAGTAGTGCTCTACGTTAAAGCTCTAGGTTACGAAGACGACGATGGTATTCTTGATTTCGGAGCTGACACAGTTTCAAAAGACGTTGCAATCTTGCTAGAATCAAATACTGCAGATGGCAGTGGAGCTTACTATGGTTTTTACAAAGGAAACCTAGCAATGGATGCTATTGACCTCAATACGCTCAAAGAAAAAGCTGACGAACTTGCTACTACAAACGTATCATTCGCCGCAGGCGCAAGTACCAATGAGAACACTAAGAACAAATATGGAACAATGTACTTTGGTAGCGATGAAACAAAAATCAAAAAAATGAAAGCGAAACTCGGTATGGCAGTAGCAGGCTAAAATAAAACAGGGGCATCTAGCCCCTTTGTTTTATTATCTTAATAAGAGAAGGCACCGCAAGGTGCTTTTTAATTTAGAAGGGAAAACAAAATGGCTAAAATTACATTCACTATGAAGAATGAGAAAGGCGAAGATGTCCTATACTCAAGTAAAGAAATCACTACTCGTGACTATCGTGACTATCTTGTGCTCAATGACTCGCTTACGTCTGAAAAGTCAGAAGTTGAAAAATTGGACCAACAATTGAACTTTATCGCTTCGCTTTTCGAAAATGTAACAGTTGAACAATTACTGGAGCACACAGACTTTGCGAAAATCATTGACGTATTTACGGACATCTACGCACATTTAGTAGGTGATGTGGACCCAAAGGGGAAACAATAAATCCCAAAGATGCTTTAAAGCATTTTTATAAATTTGTCAAAAATGTCTCTAATGGTCCGTACAACATGAGTATCAATGAAGTTATGGATATTAGCTGGGATGACTTAATCGGTATCGTCGATACAAGTAGCGACTTGGAAGACGAAACTCCGCTAGATATAGCAGACATATTTGACGGGATATAAAGTAAAGCCTTATTAAAGGCTTTTTTATTTCAAAGGAGGAAAAATGGCAGGTGGAACGCCACTAGGACAAATGTATATCGAACTAGGGCTGGACGTGTCAAAGTTCAATCCTAGCTTAACAAGTGCAAAGAATGCAGTGAAGTATTTTCAAAATAACGTCAAGGCACTCGACAGCACTTTAAAAAATAATGGTAAGAGTACAGAATTGCTTAAAGCTAAATATAAGTCTTTAGGCCAAGCCATTCAAGCACAAAAAAAGGTACTCGATCAAATGAAGCAGAACTTTGATAAGCTTGATCCAGGGTCTGCTAAATTTGATAAAGCCGCTGCAGACATTGAGCGTGAGAATGCGAAGTTGGCAGCAATGGAAGGCCAATTGTACAAAGTTGAACAAGCCTTAAAAGCTGTAGGCCGTGAAAATAGCTTTTCAGGTAAAATGGAAGCTTTAGGGAAGAATCTTGTTAAAAGCGGAGAGCATATCCAGAACTTTGGTAAGAAAGTATCTGACTTCGGTGGGACACTAACAAAAGGAATTACTGCGCCACTTGTGGCCAGTGCTGGATTTGCTGTCAAGGCGGCAGTCGACTATGAATCAGCTTTCGCTGGTGTAAGAAAGACTGTAGATGCTACAGAAGGCGAATATAAAAAAATGTCTAGTGCAATTCGTGAAGCATCAAAAGTGATGCCAGCAAGCGCAGTAGAAATTGCAAAAGTAGCAGAATCAGCCGGACAACTTGGTATCAAGAAGAAGAATATCGTAGACTTTTCAAAAACTATGACCGACCTTGGCGAATCGACCAACATGACTGCAGATGAGGCAGCAACCTCTCTCGCTCGTCTGGCCAATATCACGCAAATGCCTCAGTCAGAATTCAGACGACTAGGTTCAACAATCGTTGACTTAGGAAATAACTTTGCAACCACTGAATCGGAAATTGTCGAAATGTCTCTACGACTTGCCGGGACTGGTCATCTTGTTGGTCTAACAGAACCACAAATTCTTGCTCTAGCAACAGCTATGAGTTCTGTAGGTATTAATGCAGAGGCTGGGGGTAGTTCTTTCTCCCGTGTTATGCAAAAAATCAATACTCAGGTCCTTTCAGGAGGGGACAGACTCGACAAATTTGCAAAAGTATCCGGGATGAGCGCTGAAAATTTCGCAAAATCATGGAAGACGGAACCACAAATTGCCATGCTTGCATTTTTGGATGGGTTGAAAAAGGTCAAGGCATCCGGTGGGGACGTGACCCAAACATTAAAACAACTTGGGATTAAATCAACTCAAGAAATCGACACTATGCAACGTATGGCTGGTGCAGGAGATCTCTTGTCTCGGGCGCTGAAAACTGCCAATGGGGCATGGAAGGAAAATAATGCACTTACTACCGAAGCAAAAAAACGATACGAAACAACAGAATCCCAACTTAAAATCTTTAAGAATCAGATTACTGACTTAGCGATTGAATTTGGCGGTCCTCTCATAAAAGCGATGAACTCTGGTTTGCAAGCTGCTAAACCGTGGGTGCAGAAGTTAGCCGATATGGCTAAGGCTTTTAGTGAAATGAGTACGGAGCAACAGCAAAACATCATCAAATGGGGTTTGCTTGCCGCCGGGGCTGGCCCAGCCCTATCAATTTTAGGTAAAGGAATTGGAGTAATCGGAGGAGTCACGAAAGGTATCGGTTTCCTCACACAAGGAATTGGTAAGGTAGGAGGGGGATTATCACTTCTAAGCAAAACCTTCCAGCTCTTTAAACAAGGAAGTAGCTTGACGGAAGCTTTTAAAACAGCAAGTGCTGGAATAGCTTCAACAGGAATGGCTGCTGAAGGGGCTGCTGCAAGCACTGGAACACTTGCTAAAGGAATCGCAATGCTTGGAAGCCCTACTACTTGGGGTGTCCTCTTGGGAGGCGCTGCACTGATAACATTTGGTGTGATTGCCGAAAAGATTCATGAGGCAAATGTTCGAACGGAGCGTTGGGGAACATCGGTATCCAAGCTTCAGGACGAGCAACTAAGTGGGTTTAAGAGCAAAGTTGATGAAGCCAATAAGGCCATGGTCGAATTTGGGACCAGTGCTGGAAGCGTCGATAACGTGAAATCTTCGTTCGAAAAGCTTAACAACGAAATTGATAAGTTAATTGATGAGAAGAAGAAAAAGCTTGAAGCACTTGCAAAAGAAGTCGGCATGAGTGATGAGGTTCGCAAAAACCAGGAATCGCAACTCGAGCAAACAAAAGATAATGTTCGAAATATGACGGACCAGGTCGGTAAAATCTATCAAAATGCAAAAGATCAACATCGTGACCTAACACGAGAAGAAAAAGCAGTTGTACTGGACATCCAGAACCAAATGATTAGTGAACAGCTCGATCTGATGAATATCTCAAAGAGCAAGAAACAAGCAATCATGCAAGCCATCAATGGGGATGTCAAGAACATGAATGAGCGCCAACGAGGCGAAGCGCTTGATGTTGTTTCAAAATGGATCACAGATGAGCAAAAACTTTACGAGAAACGCAAGAAAGCCATCAAAGATGCATATAAGAATGACGACTCATACGAAGGTATCAAGGAACGGAATCAAAAACTAGAAGAACTTGAAAATGAACACTTAGCCAAGAAGCAAGCCTACCAGCAGAAATATATGGAGTTGGAGAAGAATTTTATTGACAACTACAATGGACGCTGGACCAAAGAGGCACTAAGCGGAGTCCATAATCGAATGGCAGCACTCGGCCTTGATTGGAAAGAGTTTGATAAATACATGCGGACTGCTGCTGATACGGTCCAAAGTACATCAGGTATTATTGCTCGTTCGATGACTAACATGAGCAAAGAAACCGCAGAAGCTAACACAGTCTGGAATTCACTTGTCTTTGATGAAAAAAAAGGTGAAGTTAAAACCAACGCAAGAGAAGAAGTGGCTAAAGTCCTCGAGGCTGAAAACGGATGGAACTCTATCGAATTCATTTTAAAAAATGCCAATATTGAAACTAATGCGAAAATGCTTATTGGAGAAGCGTTAGTAGAGACCGGGAAATGGAATGATCTCACGGTTGAGCAAAAAGAACTTGTGTTAGAAGGCCACAAAGGAATGCAAGCTATACTTGAGAATAAGCAAGCCTTGCAAGAATGGAACGGTCTTCCAGCGGAAGTCAAAGAGCTCTTGATGAAGAACGAAGCGTTCTTGAATAGTGGTAATCTTGCTATCTCTACCTTGCAAAGATGGAATGAAATAAGCCCTCAACAAAAAGAACTTATTGCTAAAGATTTGGCAACTGGGGAAGTTACGAAAGTGAAGGAAGCCCTATCCCTTTTAGTTGGGATGAATCCAAATATTCCAATCAACGCTAAAGACAACGCAAGTCAAATCATCTCGCAAGTAATCAATGACGCTCTAAATATTCCAAAAGAGACCAATACAAGCCTCAATGCAGATGCATCGGGTGTAGAAATCGGAAGAAACAAGGCACTTGAAGCACTTGGAATGGTCAATGCTTTTCAAGTACCAACAAAGCCAATCACGGCCGATGCAAGTAACGCAGTTGCTCAAGGTCAGTCTGCAATTAACAAACAGACAGAGTGGAACAACACGCCATCGCCAACCAAAAACTTGACCGGGGACTCGTCAAATGCAGTGAGCGCTGGACAATCTGCAATCAATAAGCAAAACGAATGGAACGCACTGTATAGTCCGACCAAGTATATCACAGGAGATGCGTCAAGTGCCATTAATGCAGCTAATTCAGCAGCCTCAACAATTAATGCTATACCTGCAAGTAAGCACGTTTCCATCTCAGCATCTGTTTTGGGGCTTGGTGCAGCCGCAAGGATTTTGGGATTAAAAGACGGGACAGACTACCACGAAGGTGGTTTTGCAATGGTCAACGACCAACGCAATCCTGTCTACAAGGAAATGGTAACTTTACCAGATGGAAGCAGCTTCATCCCAGAAGGCCGAGATGTAGTATTGCCTCTTCCTCGTGGGTCTAAAGTCTTGCGAGCAGATAGGACCAAACGATTGATGCAAAAACTTGGTATTCCAAAATACGCATCAGGTGTAGGCATCCCCGAAGATGCCAAATTTCTGAAAGAAATGGAAAAGGCTGGGCAACAAATCGTACTTAAGGAAAATCCACAACATAGCTATAATGGGCAAAACATTGTTGCTGAGATTGCATTTCTAAGATCAAGTTTAGAGAAGTTATTGACTGCTATCCTTGAAAAACCATCAGAAACCTATCTAGATGGTAACGTTTTAGCACAGAATAGCTATCAACGGTATTCTAAAATTATGGCGAGGGAGGGAATCTAATGTTTAACATGATTATAAATGGATTTGACACTGGATCAATCCCAAACTGCTATGTCACCGATTACGGTGAAGAGCAAATGGCTCAGCCACGTTTTGACAATAATACGATTTATGGGGCGAATGGAGACTATCCTATCTACGATGGAGCATATGATGGCTACGACAAAACTGTCAGCCTGTATGTAGTGAAAGAAGAAGAGGTCCAGAAAATCCTCGAGCAATTCAATCAGCAGAATAACATAGTAGAGTTTGGGCATCGACCAGGCTCTATTTTTTATGCTGACTACGCTGGCTCAAGCTTCAAACAGAACGGTATCCATGCTTGGTCACTAGAAATCAAGTTCAAGATGCATCCTTTCCGTTATCAGAAAAACAATACGGAAGTCGTATTAACAAGTAATGGGACCGTTACGAATCCTGGTACGGTCTATTCCGAACCAGTCATCACGGTCGAAGGAAATGGTGATGTAACGCTTACGATTGGTAAGCAAACCATGCAACTCAAGCTGGACACCAAGGCTACTATCGATTGCCGTCACAAACGTCAGAATGTTTATGACAAGAACGGAAATTTGAAGAATACTCTTCGTACTCGAGGTGGATTCTTCGAAATTCCTACTGGTATTTCTGGGGTGGTGTTTGGCGGGAATATCACGAAGGTGAGAATCCAAGGGAACTGGAGGTATAAAGTATGATCTATCTGCAAGATGGTAATTTCCCTCTTAACGAAGCTTTTAGCTCTGAAATCATTCAGGAAGCTAACAGCACCTATCAACTTACCTTTAAATTTCCCACATCAGACCCAAAATGGGCATTGTTAATCCCAGAAACAGAATTAGTTGCTGATGACTTGCACGGAGAGCAGTACTTTACTATCTTCGAAATCGAAAAGCAACACGGACATG